ACAAAGATAGAAATAATTTATTGCGTTTTTCCCTTGATCTTTTCGTAGGTACGAAGCCCTCCAAGGCCTAACATCCCCATTAAGACCGTAAACAAAGGTTCTGTTTCTAGTACAGGAAATTCTACTGTAGGATATATAGTTCTTATAATAGGAAACACTAAGAAGTGATAAGCAAATGCTAGGCTAGATGCCCAACCTACACTTGGCCTCCAGCCCGAAACAAACAGAGATCGGTGTTGCGCCTCTACTTGATTTATCTTAGTCTGTAATTCAAGTATCTGATTAGGGTCAAGCTCCTTTCCTTTGATAGCCTCCCTAAGCTCCATGGCGAGTCCACCTATCTTACTCTTACCGCTAGAGTTTCCGCTAAGTAGTGACATCAAGATTTTAAACATTACTTTTTCTTTAAATCAAAAATAGTGTCGAATGCAGCTGATCCTGCTAGACTAAGTTTGTCTATTATATCAGACTGAAGTGTTATTATCTGTGATTCGTAAGCGTCTTTTTGTTTTACTAGCTCATCTACCCTAGACCTTAAAGACTCTACTTCTTTTTGAAGAGCATTTACTTCATCTGGATTTCTTCCTATGATAGCATATATAACCACAGACAAAGACCCTACTATCATCCCTGTTATAGAGACGAAAATATCTTTATTGTCAGAAGGTATTGTGTTATTGGCTAAGTATAAAAGTAAAAATATAACTAATACAAAAATTCCAGTCGCTCCTAAGTAGTGTATTAAGTCTCTCTTTTTCATGCGGTAATAATTTTATAAGATGTTTTTCCGTTAATTTTTTCAGCTTTCAATATACGATTTCTATTTTCAGCTTCAGATACATAACTAACGTGTATCCAAGCTGGGTTTGAATCATTCCCAAACTCCCATATCATCTGATCAAAGTTTAGGTTATATTTTATATAATAAAACATTTCAGCATTTGTCTTGTATCCGAAGGTGTCGTCTAAATCAATTGCTCTACCCTGGCAATGCTGTGAGCGAGAGCTCCCGCCAATAGCAGTATTTAATTTTTCAGACCTGAACATGCTGTTTATTTTTATAGGACCATTTACCCAATCCCGCAAAGGCTCAAAAATATAAGTGGCTATGCCCACCATATTTCCAATCTCATAATCACCAGGAGTATTGTCTATGTTTAAACGAAGTGCTGTGTTAGATCTTACAGCTTCCTTATAAGTTATATGTTCACTTATTCTTTCCATACATCAAAAACCATTTGTGTATAGTGTATCCTATAGATACAGTTAGTAATGTTACCTTAAGTATAACGTCAATGTTGGCCATAGATACAGCTAGAGCTAAAGAGTTGAATCCGTATATTTTAACATCTGAGAAGCTCATGTTTTTTATTTAAGCAAATATAATGATTATTTATGAAAAAAAGGAAAGGGACATTTACCTTGATTTTTTTCATCATCATTTCTAAATTCTTTTAAATGATCAGTGTAATCTGATAAAAATCTTTTTCTTAATCTTTTGTTTAATTTACCGTGTTCAAATGGTATATAGCCATCTGGTAAAAATATTAATGCCATAGGTGTTCCTACTTTTATAGTTTCATGAACACCTTCTTTTATAAGATCACCATTTTTATCTCTATATTTTTTAAAATCAATAAACGTGTTTAATTGTAAATCTAAAGGATTTGATTTAGTTACAGTTGAAATACCAGGGGGTGTAAAAAAAGTTGCATTAGGATTCTGCCAATAACTAGGTAATTGCATAAATCTAAATTCTCCATGATTAACACCTAGCTGCAGTCCTGTCATAAATTTTATATTATGTATCTGCTGATCCCATAAAGATCCCATCTGATTTAAAGAGCCCGATTCATTAGTAACATCTTCCCAAACTCCTTTAGGAGCTTTTTGTGCAGTATGAGAATGTGTTTCGAACCAACCATCTTCTGCTGAAACAAAATCAATACCTTTAGCGTCTATTTTAAAGTGTATATCACAAGGAGCAACAAAAGTGTAAGAGTCTTTAAAAAGATCTATAAAAGAAGGACATGTACGAACATTTGGAAACATTGTAAAATAACTAGTAGTTTGTTTTAATCCTTTAAACCACTTGGGCAAAATTTCTCTAGTAGGAACTAAATAATCTTTTAAATCTTTTCCTCCTTCAAAATTAAAAGCTTTTGTAGATGGTCTTATAGGAATATAATCCCAAATTATTTTTTGTTTAGACTTAGACCTTTTAAAAATATTAAACATAAAATTTGATTTAATTAAATAAAATACAAATATAAAGGTATGTAATATTTTTTATTATATAAGTATTTAAAAAATAAAAATATAATTTAAGAAAAAACCTGTTCAGTAGGGTGATTAATTTTACACCCTCCGCCTACCCAACTAATACTATTTTCATCCCATAAATATATCCAAATATCATCAGGCAATGAAACTGGTGCTAGCCAAGTATTCAGTGTGTCATCCCACACCCAGCTAGGATATGGTTTTTCTTCTATTTCACTCATAGTTTTTCTTTTATGGGAATGCTTCAATTCTATATACATAAGCTCTATTATTATTCGCATTACCTAAAGATAATGAAACAACAGATGGAGAGCTTTCACTGATAGCTATTTGAGACCCTGAAGGATTTGTTGCTGTGTACCAATACATTAATGCTGACCAAGTAGCTCCCGTACTAATACCAAATGTTGAATAGCTCATACCTCCATAATTATAGTCCACCTCTATATAACTATAAGAAGTTAAATCAATAGCCGTTGTTGTTGTGGCTGTTGTTGCACCCCACCACGGAGCGTAAAGTTCCATGCTACTACCTCCTAAACTTCCATAACCATTAGCAGATCCGCAATTACATACTGCAAAAGTCCAACCGCTTGATTGTCCTGCAGAATATATACTTAAACTAGAAGCTCCAGTTGATTCAGCTATTGTTATGCCTCTAGATTCACCTCCGTTTCCTACAGCAAATGCTGTTACATAATAAATAGTAGAACCTGTTAAGCCTGTTGCATTATAACTAAAAGAACCAAGGCCTTGACCATTATTTACTACATGTCTAGTGTTACTAGCGTAGTTAGAATTAGTTCCTATGTAAAATCCAACTTGATCTACTTCAGGAAAATTCCCTGGTCCTAAATCAGATATAGTACCGTTAGCAGTAAGACTTGTGGCTAGAACATTCGTAGTAGCGTCTGTTACTACAGTTGCTAATCCTAAACCGCCGCCAAAATTTATACTTTGTCCAAACATATTATGTGTCTATTTGAGAAATCGAATACCAAAACTCTGAATTGCCTACACATAAAACTTGTAATAAATTTTTCATACTACTAGAGTCATTATAAGCGCCTGATATTTTATTAAAAGTACCAGCTCCCCCTCCGACAGTAAACCCTAATGTATAACTGTTTCCTGTTCCAGTAATAACAATATACTTGTTAATGCCAGGGACAACATTTGTAAAATTAATTATTGTATTAGAGGTAGGGGTTAAGGTAAATGCCGAAGCACCATTAGATGTTCCAAAAGAAACATCTACAGTAGAAGCTGGCGTTATAGCTGATAATGTTTTAAACTCAGTGCCTACCTTAGACATGTTTACTACATCATCAAACAACTTTTCAGTATGTACTGCATTATCTTCTATTACCTCAGTAGAGATCTTTGTTATTGCCATTGTTTTTTATTTTTTACAAGTTCATATATCACCTCAATGTCTCCCGCTGATGTTGTCTGTACGTAATCCACTTACATAGTTGGTTTAGTTAAAGGAAAATTATCTGTTGATGGCCAATCTCTAAGAGCTACTCTATATAACAATGCAGCATCACGCTCAGGGTGATCTGTAATTGGAATTATCCAATCAGTAGCTTTAAGCTCCGCATCTCTCCAACTTTTTTGTATTGGAATTAAAACGTCGTCTTCTACTTCCTTATATTGATACTCAGGTCCTTTTTCTGTGTTTACATACTCATTAAGCATTTCAACTTCTTCACCGTATGCAGCAACTAATACCTCATCTTTAAATACTAAATATTTCATTTTTTATTTTTTTAAAATTATGCTATTCTTTTCCACATAAAAATTGTTGCTGTATTGTCTACAATAGCAATATCTCCAACCCCTGCTAAAGAAACCGCTGCCGTTCCTGAAG